GTCAATAATCAATGCGGTCGTAGTAGCCGTTGATGTAATTCTGGCTGCACTGTTTGCTGTTGCCGCGACAGTAAGTCGCTCTCCCGGCGTAGCCGTACCAATCCCCAGCCGGTCGTTGGTGTTGTCCCAGAACAGGTTAGCGTTGTCCTGCGTATATACGCCAGACGCGCCTGCAAAGACAACCGAGCCAGCGGTGAAGGCAGTGGCTGTGCCTGTGCCGCCATTAGCTACGCCAAGCGTGCCAGCAAGCGTGACTACACCAGTTGTCGCTGTGGAAGGCGTGAAGCCTGTCGTGCCCGCGCTGAACGAAGTGACGCCAATACTAGTGAGGGTGGCCCATGAAGGTGCGCCACCTGTGTTGCCGACGAGAACCTGACCCGTGGTGCCTGCCGCTGTCGCGAGCAGAGCAGACGTAGTATTGCCGTAAATGACGCCGTTAGCAGTGAATGTTGAAGCGCCTGTACCACCGTCCGAGACCGCAAGGTCTGTGCCAAGCGTAAGCGAAGAGAGGTGCGTAACTGCGTCTACGACGTTAGTGGCGTCCGAATATACCCACATAGTCTTGCCTGTAGGTACGGTGATGCCGGTACCTGCTGCGGTCTTGACGACAACGCTATCTGCGCAGTCGTTTCTTACAATGTAGGGTTTTTCAATCGAAGGGACGACGAGGTTCCGAGTAGAGCCACCGGTTGTACCGGTGCAGCGCAAGCGCATGTTACGCGCAGTCTGAGAAGCGTTCGTGTCTGTAAGGGTAAGGGTAACATCGGCGCTAGCAAACGTCACATCTGCCGAACCCACAATGGCTTCTTCTAAAGCAGTCCCGAGGTTTAAGTTAGTGACGTCACCCCACGTGGTGTTGTTCTCACCAGTGGCCATGAGTTGGATTTTGAGGGGGCTAAAAGTACTAGGCATCTCTGTTCCTTACGTCGGTATTTGCGTCCAAATTACTGCGCTGCCATCTGCTATTTGCACCCAGCCATCCGCTTGTGCGTCGTCTACAGTCTGCCAGTTCGGGGTTTGATTGTCGTTCACTGCTGTCCATACCCCCGCCTGCGCATCGTCTACAGCCTGCCAGTTTGGTGTTTGGTTGTCATTAATCTGGCTCCAAACCAAGGGGGTTGTGACTATTCCCGTGGCTTGTACACCAATGGGGAATACTTTACAACCAGCTACTGTAGTAGCTGTGCCTACGGAGCCAGTAGCGCTAACCCCCGATACGGGTACGCGTATAGAGTTAAGCACGTTAATAGTGCCAAGCGTTGCGACTCCCGCCACACCGGACAAGAAGACTGTACCCTTGGTTGTTATTGCGGCTGTACCAATAGCACCGGTAGCAGACACCCCTATGGGGACAACATTAGAAGATGAGCTGGTTGTGACAGAGCCAACGGAGGCTACAGCTTCTTCACCCGTCTCTATTACGACACCGGCACCGATAACCGTTACGGCGCTGACTTGGCCTGCACCCTGCACACCTGTGGGAGAAATTATAGCTTTGCCGGTCGTAGTAACTACGCCGATATCACCAGTAGCCGACACCCCTGTGGGGGCGGCATTAGCAGATGCGCGGGCTTGCGCAGTCCCGATAGCGCCTATGGCTTCTACACCAGTTACTACTACATTGTTCTTGGCCACCACCGATACGGTGCCAACTTGACCCACACCCTCCACGCTGGAGGGGACTACATTAGCTTTGGCGGTGGTGGTAACTGTGCCAATTGCGCCTGCGGCAGATACCCCAGTAACAGACACATTTGTTTGGAGCACAAAGGTGCAGGGGTTTACAGACGAACCCCAATCTCCACGCCCCCAGACTCCCCACCCCCAACCAAAACCGTTAGAAGTTTCAGCATAGACGCCCGTAACTGTTACGGAGACGCCTGCCATGGCTAGCTGCTAAGATACTGCGACAGAACAGTGGCCAGTGTACCTATAATAGCAAGCGCGGCAGCGAGTCTGGCTTTCCAACCAAGAGCAGGCTTCGACGCGTCTTCCATAGGCAGAATTTTACCTGCGGCTTTCTTAAGGAGTGCCTTCTCGACTTCCTTCTTCAGTGTGCTTTTCAAATCCATCATTCTTCTCCTTACAACCAAGCAGCGTACTTCTTGGTCTTCAGTGTACGGTCATCGAGACCGTGGGTTCCGCCATTGATCCGCTTTGTCAATGCAAGGATCGCAGCGTCGTTGATGCCTCGGTCACAGATCGACCAAAGCTTGTTTGCGTCAAAGAACCACAAGGCGCTTTCGAAGCCGAGTTCGGTGGCAACGATGTCTGGATTGTCCATGATATCTGGACGCTTCATGTAGTTGGCGAAGGCTTGGTAGTTGTTCTTGCCAGTGAGTTGGAGCGGGCCTCTTCCGCGAAAAGCGAAACCTTCACCTGACGCTTCGTCGCCGTTACCCATGCGATTGGCGTAAGCACGGTTGGCGATGCGCTGCGGCTGGCGCTCATAGTTTCTGGCGATACCTTCAGTCTGAAAGTATTTACCGAAGGTTGTTCGCAAACCTTTCCAACCGTAGTTCAGGTTTTCGCTAAACGCTTTGAAATTGCCACTCTCGTGCGCGCACTGAGCAAAGAAATGCGCAGCGCGAGCAGGTGATAATTTATAGAAAGCCGCAGCTTTTTTAAACGTACCCGGACCGAACGCACCATCTGCATGACATCCACATTTATTTTGAAGGTTTATAAGGCTCATTTATCATCCTTCCGACTATTCCATAGCTCAAAGAGCGTCTTGATTTTCTCTTCTACCATGCCCAGACGCACATCCATTTTGGCAAGGATGATTGTCAAAGTGATAAATGCAAGAACGATAGGCCAAAGCTGGCCTATCATCTCAACGGTGGAGAGTTCGCCTGCCATTACCGACCCGCAGAGCGCCAATCAGGGAAATCATCTTCGTCAACCACGCCGTCGCCATTGGCGTCATAACGCAGGTCGTTGCGGTACTTTTCCCAAGGCTCCATCTCGTCGTCATCTTCGTCTACTTCAGGTTCGTCGATAAAGACTGTGCCGTTCGGGTCGTTGTATGGCTTGGGTGCTTCTGGTTCTGGCGCAGGTGTGTCCAGTTCAAGCGGCTCTTCCGGTGGCGTTCCCTTGTCCCGCGCATTGGCGTTTAGGCTCAGGCCACCAAGCAGACCGACAAACGCACCGATGATTGTCTGGAACGCAGGATTAATCGTCTCAAGGATAGCTGCGCTGTCCACAACGTCGTTCGACACAAACAGGCCAACAGCAAGCGCCAGTACAACGACAAGGATAACTGCCGACAGCGTGACGATTGCCACGCGGATGACGAACTCAACGGTGTCGTTAACACCGTCTTGCTTGCTTTCAAAACTATTAAGGAAGCTCATCTTCTTTATCCTTCTTCTTCTGCATAGCGCCGCTACCCTGTCCGGCCATAAGTCCTGCTAACGCACCTACGATAAACGTAGCAATCGGGTTAATCAGCTTAAAAAACTCAGCGTCGTTGGGGGACTGCCCCTCCATCGGCTGCGATACAAACACCAGTGAGTATAACACAGTTGCCACAATGAACGTAAGCGTCAGCGACAACACGATGCCGACGATGAACCGCAGCAATTCCTCTGGCGTCCATTCACTTCTCGGTTTCATCTTCTTCGCCCGTATTTATCAACCACTCGGTGCAGTAGCCCATAGCTACGCATTTGGGCTTCTTGCAGATTTCCTCCTGCCAGTTCGCAGGGTCTTGGCAGTCATAGCGGTATCGGTCTTCACAGCCTGTAAGCGCCACTAGTACCAGTAATAAAATACTTACCCGCACAGTTTAACTCCCGACTTAAGCTATTACGCAATCCGAATGATTGCGGTGGTGTTCGTAGCCGTAGGAAATACGATGGTGAAGTCGCCGTCTGTCGATGTTTTATCCGAACCAAAATCCAGCGCACACACAGCAGCGTTCGTCAGCGTAGTGTTAGCGTTAGAGTTAGCCGAAGGCGTGTTGTTATAAATCAGCGCGCCACGTGCAGTGATTGTCGCATTGGCAAAGGTTAAGTCGGAAAAGTCCGTGAAACCTACACCAGTAGACGCGGTATTGTTTGAAGTTACGACTCCAAGGCGCGTCAACGTGCCGCCACCAGCGGTGTAGTTGGTGCCAGTTACTTCGTTAGACGTAGTGTATGCAGTGGTATTAGCGTTCAAGTCAGCCGACGAAGTGTACAGCGCGAGCTTGAAAGTGTCACCACCGGTTGCACGGAAATCGTGTACAGCGAGCATAAGCTCGGCTTTGAAACTAGTACACATCGCTTGGGTTATAGGCAAAATAGGTCTCCTTTTAAGTATTTAACTGCACGTTCCATGCGGTCCGTGTCATCGTTGAACAAACCAAGCCCACGATTGCACTTGGTACAAAGCAAGCCACGAACAACCCCCGTAGCATGGCAGTGGTCTACAGCAAAGTACGTTGTTCTATTGCTAGGTTTTGTTGCTGCGCAAATTGCGCAGCCTCCGTTTTGTGTTTCCAACATACGGGCGTAGTCTTCGAGGGATATACCATACTGCTGTTTAAATCTACTCTTACGCTCTATCTCAAGAACACGCTCTCGGTTTTTTATCCTGTAACGCCGATTACGATTAACCTTGCAAGGAGTGCATTCAGACACAAGCTTGCCCGGACGATGAGTACGACGCCGGGTAAAAGCCTCCGCAGACTTTGTTTCGTTACAAGAAGAGCAAGCCCGCGCCTCCATACCTATGCATCCAAAATAGCGGTTAACTCTGGATACCCCGCCTGTTTGAACTTGCTAACCAGAGTTACGTTATGTGACCGCACAGCCTCGTGCATATAGTGCACAAGTACCTGACGGATGCTGTTTTTGAAGGCTTCAGCTTGGTCACGAATAGCAGGGTGCGCTTCACTACCCACGTAGATAATCTTATCTAGCGCACGCTCGGCAATTTCCTCTGGCGTGAAACCACGGCCTTCGGTTGTCATAACCATGACGTTGCCAATAGTAGTTGAAACTGCGTCGAACATCTAATTCTCTCCTACTGTACCGGGTAGCGGGCTTGGCCGCTACGGTACATATCCTGACGGTTTTTGCCTTCGCCAAGCTGCTTGAGTAGCGCCATCGCGTCGTCATAGCGTTTTTGATATCCTGCAATGATATCAGCTTCACCCTTCATGAAGGTATACGCCTCAATGAGCGCGCCATAGAGCAACACGCTGTCAAAGTTATCGCCCAACCAGCTTGTACCTGCCGTCACAATCGAAGGCGGGTAGTAAAAGTAATGCAGTTCGACTGCATAGTTCGAGTCTGGCGTCGGGCCAAGGATGTACGAGTTCTCGTCAAAATAGGCGTAGTGCGTGGGTATGCCCGTCGTGTTTGGGTTTGGAAACGACTGCCGGATAAAGTTGACGTCCTTGTTGAGCAGATACTCATACCGTCCGGTCGCGTCGATAACAGCCATGGAGAAGTTGGCCAGCCAGTCTGAGGGTACAGAAAGATATTTATTGCCGGACGTCATATTACCCGTCACATTCTTACGCAGGTCAAGCAACTGCACCGTGTTAAAGATGCGCTGCTCAGCCTGTTCGATGAACGTGTTAATCTGTTCGGTAGACGTCAAAGTCACCGTGCTGGAGCCGTCAGAGCCGGTCCATGAGGTGTTGGGGAAGTCGTTTTCGACGTACCCTTTGATTGTCTCGAACAGTTCAGCGTAATTCATTAGCCCAACTTCTTGCTGCTATGCGTGCCCTTAGTCGCCGCACCGGTTCCGCGTGTTTTCACGGTCTGGGTGTTAGCTACGTTGTTAGGGTATCCGTTGTTACCCATATCGACCGTATAGTTCATTGGCTGCTTCGCACGCGAAGGAAGCGGGTTTTCACCCGCACCAAGAAACGGCCAGCCTGTGTTATCCTTAGCCATATTATTTACCCCGCGAAGATTTCTTCTGGTTGGCGATTTTGGCTAGGTTACGGCCCATTGCACCCATTTGTGCGTTGGTCTTGCCGCCCTTGGCCATCTTAGTCAGAGGCTTACCCTTGTGCATTGCGCGCTCGTGCTTGTGCACGGCCTTCGCTGCAGTGGCCTTATCCTGCTTCATGTCTTTCTTATCCATCACTAATTCTCCGTCTCGATTGTTACGGTCCCTACTTGACCATTGCCTAATAGCGTATTTGGAAGACCAAATAAACCCAAAGGATTATTTAACCCTACAGGGTCCCACCCCCACTGAATTACGCGGCTACCGTCAGTAGGGTTATTGTTCACGTTCAGACCCGCTTGGTTATAGCTGTTGTCTGGGCGTGGGTCGCGTAGCGCCTGCGGGTCATCCACTGGATACATACCCAACTGGAGCTGCGGCTGGTCCGGCTCCCAGCATGTGGGGCACACAAGAATATTGATGTTCTTGGTCTTGATGACGAGCCGCTTGAGTTCCTTCAGCTTATAGCGAAAGTTACAGCGGTCGCACTGGGCGATTGCCCATTTACCAGATGCAAACCGATTAGGCACAAATCACCGGAAATACTGACGAGGCGCGATGCGCAATGGCGCTTTCTCGCGGTCCTCATCAGCAGCCTGCTGC